CAAACATCCTAACATTCGTACTTAGAAACTCTATGGGAGATTCAACAAACAATGGTCTATCTTCAAGAGAAGACTCTATTATTCTGCACTATGGCCCTGATGCCGATTTAGCAGATTTAACCTTAATTCCAGATGATGAATTGGTTTTAGTAGAAAGACAGCTATTCGGAAAGGAAGCATGGTATGCAGTTCCTGCCGGATTATACAAGAACAATAAACACACAATGTTTGGCGGCAATTTTATTCACACTTCAGACTCAAGATTTCCATCTTCTGCACCAATTGCAGTTCATGACAGAGTAGAATCTAATAACTATTAATATGAAAGAATTAAAACTTACACAAGAATTTGTAAACGAATCTAATTCAACAAATTCAAACACGGACAAGATTAACGTAATTAAGAAGTATTCTAATCAACCAGATGTTCTTAAAGTGCTGCAGTATACATACGACACGTTTAAACAGTATTATGTTACTTCAAAAAACTGTAAGAAGAGAAGTGATCTAGTGCTTCCTTTCGGATCTTATACTGATATCTTCTCTTTGTTAGATGCATTGAGTTCTCGACAAATCACTGGTCATTCTGCGATTGAAGCGGTAAATACATTTGTAGAAGAGAATAAAGAATACTCTGATCTTATTTGGAATATCATTGACGGAAACCTAAAAACTAGGTCAACTATTTCTATGATTAATAAAGTTGTACCGGGTTTAATTCCAACCTTTGACGTAGCACTCGCTCAAGCGTATGACGAAAAGACTAAAAAGAAAGTAGATTGGAATGACGGATGGTATGTTAGTCGTAAACTAGATGGTGTTAGATGTCTAGCAATTATTGATGATAAAGGAGATGTTAATTTCTATAGTAGAGCAGGAAAAGAATTTACAACACTAGATTCTTTGAAACCTTCTATCCAAAGATTAGGTCTTACGAATATGGTGTTTGATGGTGAAGTTTGTATGGTAGATGAAAATGGAAATGAAGATTTCCAAGGTATCATTAAGCAAATTAAAAGAAAAGATCATACTATTACAAATCCATTTTATCATATCTTTGATTTATTGACCATTAAAGAATTTAACGATAAAGAATCTATTACCTCTTTTAGTGAAAGACAATCTAACCTTAGAGCGTATGTTTTAGATGGCGATCAATTTATTAGCCACCTTGTTCAAATGTTAGGAGATGATCTTGTAATGGAAAGAATGATGGAACTATCGAAAGAAGGAGGATGGGAAGGACTAATGCTTCGTAAGAATACAACATACCAAGGAAAACGTTCTAGTGATGTTCTTAAGGTTAAGAAATTCTATGATGATGAATATTATGTAGTTGATTTAGAGAATGCTCTTAATAGAGTTATCGTTGACGGGAAAGAAGTTGAAGAAATGATGCTTAAGAATGTTGTAGTTGAACATAAAGGAAGTAGAGTTCAGGTTGGTTCTGGTTTTTCACATGAACAAAAAAGATTTTATTTTAAAAATCCTGATAAAATTCTAGGAAAGCAAATCACTGTTCAATATTTTGAAGAAACTACAAATCAACATGGAGAACATTCACTTAGGTTCCCTGTGATCAAAGCGGTTTATGAAACAGAGCGTACCTTTTAAATATAATTAATTAAATCCCATATATGACAATAGTTTTAGGAGACGGTTTATTAGCATCAGAACTTATAGGACAAACAGGATGGTCTTATATTTCAAGAAAACAGGACTTTTTAAATTTTAATAGTCTTAGTAGTGTTATTAATTTAATTCCAAAGGACTGCACTACGATAGTCAATTGCATTGCATACACAGACACCTATTCTGATGATAAATCTAAAATGCTTCAAACTAATTATCATTCAGTTGCAAACTTGGCTGAATTCTGTAATCATAGAGGAATAAAACTAATTCACTATTCTACAGATTACGTATATGCTGGTTCAAATCCAAATGCAAGCGAAGAAGATATTCCTATTCCTGATAAAACATGGTATGCATATTCTAAATTATTAGCAGACGAGCATATCATTAGACATTCAGATGATTATCTAATCGTAAGAGGGAGTCACAGAATTAATCCATTTCCTTATGCAACTGCATGGAACGATCAGATAGGAAATTTCGATGATGTAGATGTATTAGTAAATCAGTGGATCAAGCTAATTAAAGCAGAGCAGAAAGGTGTATGGAATATAGGAACACCTTCGAAGAGCGTATATGAATATGCATCTAGAGAAAAAGATGTTGATTCAGCACCTGCCCCTGATCATTTCCCAAAGGATACGACAATGGATCTTACGAAACTTAATGTATTTTTAAAAAATTATGAAATATAAATCAATAACAGATCATATATGGCGATGTGGATGTGGC